TGCTCCTGTTGCTCCTGTTGCTCCTGTAGCACCATCTGCTCCTGTTGCTCCTGTTGCTCCTGTAGCACCATCTGCTCCTGTTGCTCCTGTTGCTCCTGTAGCACCACCACTACCAACGTCTGCCCACGTAATACCGTCGAAATAAACGAGTACGTTATTAAGCGTATCGTACGCAAAAGTGCCCGTTAATACGCTCGTAAGCGTGTCTAAATTTGCGTGGTCTGTACGATGTGTTACTTGTCTGCCTTCGGCGATAACGTTACCTGTTTCGTCGTAGCGTATATGCCCATACTTAACCTGCGCAAAAGCAGACCCGCATACTAAAAAAATTGATAGAAAGCAAATTAGTTTTTTCATTGTAGTAAAATGTTTACGGTTACGTTAATGTTGGTTTTAGCCGAATTTAAAGTTAGTGTTTGCTCGCCCAAAAGTACGCCTTTTTGTACAGTTAGCTTAGATGTAATTTCGTAGCCGTTTGCGTCGAATACGTTAAAGGTTCGAATAACGCCCGAATAGGTAGCCGAAGGTATTACTATAACCTTATCGGTATTAGCTACGAGGGTCGCGGTAGTTGTGAAGCTCTGCCCGAATTGGTCGAAGAGGGCATCTATAATATTATCGAAGAGGGTTCGGGTAGCTACGCCCGTTGTAAGCCGTCTGCCTGTAATATCTATTTTAGCCTGTACGTCTGCTTTTAGTTGGTCGCGTGTCATTTCTACGAATTAAAGTCGTTATTAAAGTCGTTATTAAAGTCGCCTAAGTCTGCTAAATCTAACGCCGATAAAGTAGCTGTTACGCCGTCCCAAAGGTAAATATAAATCTGGTCTTCTAATTGGTCGGGCTTTCTTATTCGTATGCGAATTTCTAAGCGGTCGGGCGCAGTTATTCGGGTCTCTACTTTTACCTCTGCAAAGGCTTTCATAAATTCCAAATCTTTAATTATAGCCTGCTCTACAGAAAGCCTACCGCTACTGTTTAAGGCTACTTCGTTTAACCTGCGTTCTGTAAGGCTATTAAATTGTCTGTCGGGCGTGTCTGCGAGTAATAACGAGTTACCCCACCAATCTAAAGCCTGTTCGCCTGCGTTACGCGTGCCTGTGCTTTGCGCGGGGTTACCGCCAAACATAGCTAAGTACGGCATATTGTCCCACCCCGCTACCGTCCTAATATCGCGACCCACTACGAGCGCGTCGCCCCCGTTGCCTGTTTCTATTATTTCTACGTCTGCTATCATTTTAGCCTACCGTATTAGTTACCGTAACGGGTACAATATTGTTATCTGATTCGACTGTCGCCCTGCTCGTATCGCCCGTAATACCTATGTTAACATTCTGCGTATTAGTCGTTTCTAAAGTCTTTACTAAGTTTTCCTGCCTCGCCTGTGCGGGGTCTATCTTTTCGTCCGTAGTGGTCGGCTTCTGTTCCATACTATCTACTGCTGCGCTCATAAAAGCCAAACGCTGCGAAGTATCGGTAGTAACGCCCATACCCGTTCTAAATTTTTCTATACTCGCTGCGCCTGCGGCTGCCATTTCGCCCCACTCGCCGCCTATGTTAGAAGCTATTTCTAATATCTGCTGTAGAGGCATTAAGATAGCGTCTAAGAGCGTCTTACCAATAGCCCAAAGCCCCGCGCCGATACCGTCGTTAGAAAAGGCTGCGCCTATCATATCCCAATTACGGCGAAACGATTGTACCATAGAAATAATTAAGCCTATCGGGCCAAGAAAAACAGACAACGCCGCCCCCCACTTATCCCAATAAACGACCATAACCGCTACGAGGGCTATAAGTATCACTATAGCCCCGATAATTAGCCCGATAGGGTTAGCTAACATAATCGCGTTTAAGGCTGCCATATTGCCCGTAGCGATAGCTACGCCTATATTAAAGGCTATTTGCGCAGCGTCGTAAAGCCATAGCGCGGCGGTCATAGCTTTAGTGGTTAGCATATAAGCTTTCTGCGCTACGTTACTCGCAGAAGTCAAAACGACCGACTTAGTAAATAGCGCGTTATAAACGCCTACCGCCACGTTATACCCCCACGTAAGCCCCGTAACTACGAGTATAATAGCTTTAAACGTCAACAAAGCAGCGACTAAGAAGCCGATAATTTTAACGGCTGTAGTAACTCGCTCTGCCCATAGTCTTACCTTTTTTTGGTGGTCGTCTAACTTTACGGTTAAGTCTACCGTACCGCTCGCCAAACTAAAGACTTCGGTAATAACTTCGGTAATGTTTTTAAGTACGTTAGAATAAGCCCCCGTACCGTCTTCTAAGCTCAAAATAAAGCCTTCGTACGCGCTGCCTAAAATAGTAAGCCGACCGCCTAAAGTGTTTAGCTGCGTAGCTGCTGTGCCTGCTGCTGTGCCCTTCCAATTTTCGTTAAGGTCTGTAGTTAAGCTATCTATTTCGCTAAGCTTTTCTGCGAGTACCGTACCTGCTACTGCGGGTCGTTTTCCCAATTCGTCGAAGGACGTAGTAAGCTTGTTAGAACTCGCTTTAATTTTCTCTAAAATTTGCGTATAGTTTAAGCCCTGCCCCGCGCTTTCTATAAAGATATTTTTAAGCGCGTTAGAACTCATAGAAGCATCTATACCTGCGTCGGAAAGCTTACCTAATAAAGAAAGCAATTCGCCGAAGCCGATACCCGCAGCGTTAGCCGCGCCGCCTACTATCGGTATAGCTGTAGAAAGCTTTTCGAAGTTTAGCGCGCTCTTCTGCGTCGCTAAAGTCATTTGGTCTAATATTTGGTCGGCGTCTATCGCGCTAAAATCTGTAAACGTATTAACGACCGCGCCCGCTAACTCTGCCGTTTCCGATAGTCCCGCGTTCATAGCTACAGACCCGTTAATAGTCGCGCCTGTCATTTCTGTAATTTGGTCGGGCACGAAGCCTAACCGCGCGAAAGCTTCCTGTAATTGTACTACTTCTGTAGCTGTTTTAGCTGTCGTCGCGCCTAATCGCTGCGCGTCCTTATTTAGCATAGCTAATTTTTCGGTCGTAGCAGCTTTGCCCATTACCGAAGCGAGGTTAGCGTTAGCCTGTTCGAAGTCCATAAAGACCCCGACGACCCGCCTAAAGCCCTGCACAATAGCCGCGCCGCCGACCATAACGCCCAAACTACCTAAAGCGGCAGTAAGTTTACGTACGGGGCTTGTAACGCTTCTGAAAGCTCGATTAGCGCGGGCTGTCTGTGCTTCTGCTTTCTGCGCGAAAGAGGCTACGCCGTTGCTCATTTTCCGCATAGGGGCAGAAAACTTATCTACCGCAGAAAAGATAGTTGCTATTTTGAGGGCTGCCGACATTGTTTTTTACTTCTTTTCGCAGCACTCTTTAACGTCGTCATACCAAAACTTTAAGCCGTAGTAGTCGTCGTCGTCTGCGTATAGCGTGTCTATGTATTCGGGTTTCCAATGGTGTTCCCGAATTACGGTTACTATCCAACTTTCTAAATTTTCTGCGCTTACAGGAAAAAAAGGGCTACGTTTTGGCTAATTGAATAGTCCGACGTATCTAACTTACCTATTAGTCCTGCGGGCTTACCGCAAAGCGCAGAGACTAAAGCGATAATACGCCCGTCTATGTCGTTTGCTTTTACGCCCTTCATTTTGCTGTGCGTGTCTTGTACAGTTAAACGAGGTTTATAAGTAAGCGAGGTTAAGGCTGTTTCGCCGCCTGTAGGTACGTCTAAAGTATGCGTTAAGCTATGGTCTTCGTTTACCACTAACTGCCCTTCACTAACCGCTTCTACGAGCGCGTCGATAGTTTCTTTATTCGCTTCGCGCTTACTCTCCCGAACTCGTTTAAAGTCTAACCATTTTTCGACCTCTACGCGTGCCGTTTCTAAGTCTACTACTTTTTCCATTTTCTTAAAGTTTTGCTAATTCGCCGCCGCCCATTACTGTAAGCGAAATTGTCGCTTCTTTTCCGTCGCCCTTAATGTCGCCCGTAACAGTTCCTACGCCCGAATAGATAACGCCGTTAATATGCGTAATGTCCCACGTAGTATCGTCCAAACTTTCAGCGATAGCCGAAAGCTTTTCTATGTCTTCGCGGGTATTCATATCCCACGCTGCTGTAACTTCCATAGACCACGGTACGCGGGTTTTTACCGTTATCGGTTGTCCTGCCCCGTCTACGTTAAGCTCGTTTCTAAAGCCGCCCGTATCGAAGGTCGAAGTTTCGCCCGACTTTACGTAAATCGTACCGCTACCTACAGTACCGTTACTGTAGCTAATTTCTTGAATATCGCCACCTATTGCGCCCATTTTCTTTTATGAATTACCAAAGTTAAAACCCGCTTCGGCAGTCGTCGAAGCTATGCGTACCGTACCCGTTCTTTTATATCTAAAAAACGTTTCTAATCTGTCGGGGTTAGTACCCGAAATACCTACTTGTAAGCTTTCTGTAAAAAAAGCAGCGTCGGCGATAAGACCACGACTTACGAGGTCTAAAGCGTATGCCTTTAATAGAGACTTCCAACGCTTCGGTTTAATAACCTTAGAAGCGTTAATTACGTCGTTATCGTTTGCTATTACGTGGTCTACTACGTTAAGCTGCTCTAAAATGTAGTAACCAAATCGTACATTCCAATCTAAGACCAAATTACGGCAGTATCTAAACTGCGGCGGTAACTCGCCGATAGGCGCGTAAGTCGTTATAAAGTCCTGTACTACGTATTCGCCCGAAACGAGGTCTACGGTACTGCTGCCCGCCTTCATAATTCTATCGCGCTGTAAATATTCGGACATCATGCCAATGCTCGAAGGCGTAGGCATATCGGGGTAAGCTTCGCCCATAACATCTAACTGCGGCGTGTCCTGCTCTTTTCGTGCGAAAAGGGTAGACATATTAGCCGCAGCTTCGAAATTGTAACCTAAACTTTTAGGTGCAGGCGCGATAGCTATAGTGACTTCGTTTTTTTCCGAAGCTAGTATGCCGCTCGACGGGTCTTCATCCGTAGAGCCTGTAATAGCTATAAACGGCTTAAATATAATACCCGCGTAACGTCCTGTCGGCGTGGTCGGGTTAGGTCTACCGTTAAAAGCGTTTAAAGCAGCTATTACGTTAGCTTCTATACCGTAACCGTTAACTACGACGGTCGTCCACTCGCTGCCGAATTGGTCTAAAGCAGGCTGTACAGAAGGCACGCCCGAACCGTTAGAAACTGCGAGTACGGCGTACGTAATACCTAAGTCTGTGTTATTGGTTAAAACCTCTACGTTAGTTTGCTCTGCTGTTGCGCCTGCCCACTTGGTAATAAACTCGCAGCTATAAGGCGAAGCTAAAGCGATAACGGGC